GCTTCTTCTTTCCAGTTCATGCGTTTACAAAAGTACCAACAGAGGGAAAATCTTTTCTTGTTACTTGTAATTTAGGGCAACGAATATTATTTAGATCAAGAACACTAGCTAATTCAAATTGAACGATTTCTCTATTTTCTACAACTTTTCTATCAATAAAATAAATCTCCTGTGGTAATTCTGTTGTGCTAGATGGAGTGCCAAAAGGATTCTGATTTGATGGGAAATTACTGGCATCAAGAAACTGGGCCATCGTTCTATGTCTTATAAATTTTGCTCCCTGCAAGTCATTAAATGGTGTTGTAGCGTTTGCTGTTGCCATCAATGCTGTAATAGTTCCAAGAATATTTGAAACTGTCAGAGTAGGTCTTGGCAGTGTGCCTTTACCTGTATATTCAAACCCTTCAGCAATAATTGGAAACTTATCATAAGTATTACCTTGCCATATTATTGAAGCGTTACTATTCATGCCCACACCAGAATGAAAGCGACTTACATTTGTTGAACCATGCAATGCAGAAACAAGAGTTATAGAATATAACTCAATTATTGATTTATTAGATAAAGATTGAAGCTCTGCGGTAGGGATTGCCATTTATGGTTCAAATACCTCCTCAAATGTTGTTGTAATAATAGCTCTATTGTTATATGGGATTTGTTTTGACCAAGTTTTGCAGATAAATTTACCAGCACCAGATAAGGTTACAGAAACATTTCCTGAGTTTGTTGCACTTGCAGCAGCCGTCACAGTGAAAGTATTATCATCAGCCGTTGTTACTACTGCAAAAGAACCATCAACAGCAGAGCCAGATGTATAGTCAATAGTTACGACATCACCGATAGCAAGGCCATGATTTGAAATTGTTATTGTAACTGTTGTTCCTGACTGTGAATATGTGCCTGTTTTTGTAAACCCTTCGGCTGGTGGGGTGAAGTCAAAGCTTGCCTGATCGTTGACCCTGCTTCTTAAAAAGGCTTCAATAATATCTGACTGCTCTTCAGACACTACAAAAGTAAGATCATATACTTTTGGGTCTTGTGTTAAAGGAAGGCCAAATAAAGCTCTGAATTGGTAGCCATCACCTAAAGCTGTAGTTCTTACCTTTGGTGAACTTGTTTTTCTAAAGCCAGAATATGTTGGCTGGATTGATGGAAAAGTTGCCATTACTTACTTAATAGACCCCCTGCACGTTTTTCTTTAATAAGTTCTGCACGAATCGCAGCACCTATAACATTACCTAGTGCCTGTGCATCTTGATTGTTACCTGATACAGCAGAACCAGACGCATCAACGGAAACATTCACAATGTTAGTTGTACCTCCTCCAAGTTTATTGTTGGGAATAATAGTACCAGCAGTGGAAGGAACGAACATCTCAGGGCCACGCTCCCCAACTAATGAAGCTCTTCCTACTGGTGGCCTTCCTCCGTTTGCAAAACCTAATCCAGAACTTAAACCAAGATTAACAGATCCAAATTTAACGCCAGACCCACCTCCCCCAGAAAATAATCCTCCACCTCCTCTACCACCAAACAAACCACCTAAAAATCCTCCTACTCTGTTTCCTATCCCAGAAACAGCCCTTTGTATAGCGACCTCTACAAGTTTTCTTTTTAGTTGATTTAATACATTCACTGCTGCCTGTGCAAGTGTCTGGGTTCCCATCACAGCATCAGTTAGGTTTGAAACAATACCTTGTTCGATTCCTTGACCAATCTCCATAAATGTTTCTTTAAGTCGATCTGCTTCGCTTTTTACATTTATTAGTGCATCTGCAAATTTATTAGAGCCAAGACTTAAATTATTAACAAAAAAACTTGTTTCTCCTAAACTTTTGTTGAATAATTCTGAGACAGTAACTTGCGATTCTATTGCTGTGACAGTTTCTTTTGTTTTTTCAGTTATTACTTTTGTTGGTTCTGTTGTTTCTTTTGTAGCTTTTGTTAATTCTTTTTGAGCTTTTAATGTTGCATTAACTTTATCCCTTATATCGTCCATTTGATTACTAGCTTCCACAAGAGGGCCAAGCAAACCTCTATCTTCTAAAACTTTTGCACTGTCTGGCCCTTGCACTAACTTCATCACTTTTGAAATTCTGTCTAATTGTGCAAAAAGTTTTGCTGCGTCTTTTTCAGTTTTTACAAAAGTTGGATCTAATAACTCAACTGCTTTTGTTATGTCTCTAACTGCGTCCTCTTGCATTCCAAAACGTGCTTTGAAAGCAGCAGAACCAACATTTCTATTTGATGCTCCGATTTGTGCATCACTTAACAGAGCAAATATTTTATTAAATTCACCAGCTACTTTATTAAGTTCATCAAGAATCACTTTAAAAGCTGGTGTAAA